AGTAACGGCTGCGGTAACATCAGTGTCAACAAACGTACCGTCTGCTTTGCTTTGTTGCTTGATATCGCGAATGTCCAAATTGCTCTTGTTAATGTCACGCACATCAAACTTCATTAGGTTACCACGGGCAAACTTACGGATGTTCTTTAAGAATTCAAACCATTGTTCTTGTTGAGCATCGTCAAGTTGGTCTGTGATGTTCTTGCTAAAGTAAACTTTAAGTCCATCATCGTCAACAATACTCATAGTAACGTTGCCGTAGTTTTTACCATTTGAGTCAATGTAATCAAAGTTGAAAAAACGGGCCTTAGCTGGATCGTTTGTACGTTTGGCGTTTTCGTCGCCTAAGTTCACGTTCTCAAAACGAGTACGGATCTTGTCAAATAAATTTTCTGCAATTTTGTCTAATTCACGCATGGGTTAAACCTGTCTATTTGTATATTTAGCTGAAGCTAGCCAGGAACGGCATAGGTTGCACATAGTCCTCTGCTTTGTCCTTCATGGTTTCGTCTAAGTTGCTATCGTAGCTTTGCAGTGCTTGAATGATACGCACAGCCAACATTAAACTCATAACCAAATCGTCTGTTTCGCCCATTTTGGCTTCAAAGCTGCTGCCCGCTGCCACAAAGGTCTTAAGCTCAGATATTAGGTTTTTACTTGCAATGGTTAGCTTTTTGGATTCAATTAATGCTTTAACTTTTGCACACACTGCTAGCTTGGTTTTGTTTGTTGTAGTAAAGCCTTTGCGATACGAACGTCCTTTGCCCATTGTGCGTGGTTCACTAATAAACACACCCTTGATGTTTTCTTCGCCCATTTCGCTAATACTGATTAGTGCCGCTTCACCTAGCGTGTTGTTTTCAACACTGTAGTAAATTTCGGTTTCAGTTCCAATTTGGTCGTAGATGTGTTGTGTAATTTCTTTAAGGATAACAATCTGCCGTTGAATTGGTGTTTTGTTATGCTGCCATTCGCCCACTTGCATTAAGCTAGGAACTTCAATAACTTGTATCGCGGCAGGGTCGCCACCTGTTCCTAAACTAGGGTCTAGTGCAACTACGTAAGTGTTACCCTTAGTTGGACGTTTATACCAACGCACTTGTCCTTGGCGCTCAATTGGATCAACTCCTGCCATTTCAATTAGGGTAGCAGCATTAATAAGAGTTTCGTCATAGATCAAGAACTCGCATCCGTGTTCACGACGGAACCGTTCTTCACCAATGCGTCCAATTTCATCTGCTTTCCATGCTTCGTCACGGTCTGGATGTTCCCACCAGTTAGCTTGATAAGCACGGAAACCGTTTTGTCCAAGTGCTGTTTCGTTACCAAACTCGTCAATGCACTTGTTGGCGCCTTTCCAAATCAACGCAAATTGGTCTTCGTCACTGTTTGGGGTTGATGTAATAATCGCTTTACCACCAGTAGATAGTGTAGGCGAAATGGAAGTCCAGAATTCTGTAGCAATAGTAGGTCTAACGAATGCAAACTCGTCACAATATAGTAGCGAAATAGACATACCACGTCCTGTTGTTTCTGTGGTTGTTTGTGATACAATACGTGATCCGTTTTCAAATTCTAAGCTACCTTTGTTGTAACTTGTACAACCTGCTCTAATGTGATCTGGGCATAGTTCGTATGCATAACGGATACGCTGCATAATTTCCTGGGCACCAGTGTACTTGTGTGCAGCAATAAGAATAGTACTATCCGGCACAAACATAGCGTACCAAAGTAGGTATCCTGCTGCACTTGTGGATTTACCTGTTTGACGTGGCATTAAGCTAATTGAGAAGCGATAGTTGTGATACGAGTCAATTAGTTTCTTTTGGTAATCAAACGGGTGATACAACATCTTACCTTTTGTAGGATGTTGAATGTAGAAGTAGTTGTCCATGAAATACTCTGGACCGGTAGCTGGATCTGCACATCTTGCAAACTCAATGATTTGCTTTTCGGTGTAGCTGTCTTTTTTATGCGGCGTCTTTACGATCGTCGTTTCTAATGGTTTACTCATACTTGTATTTACATAATATGTGCCGTTTATGTTAATTTGATTGACAAAAAAGGGTATTTCTGCTAAACTGAGCGGGTTAAATACATTGGGTCTTTAACTTTTCGAAATGAGAACAATATGGCAGATACATTACTACTTAATGCAGACCACCAACCAATTAGCATTCTACCGCTAAGTGTTATCGGGTGGCAGCATGCTTTAAAATTGTACTTCTTGGATCGTATTACGGTTCTGGAATCCTACGAAGACCGCGTTATTCGCAGCGAACATATGAGTATCAATGTTCCAGCGGTTGCGGTTACAAAGGAATATTACAATTTTAAAAAGGGTGTGAAGTTCAGTCGCCATAACTTGTATTTGCGTGACCTATATCAGTGCCAATACTGCGGCGACACCTTTCACACTAGCGAACTAACTATTGACCACGTAATTCCACGTGCAATGGGCGGCGGAACAAGCTGGGAAAACTGTGTAACAAGCTGCAAGGCATGTAACAGCAAAAAAGGCCACAAGTTGCAGAAACCTCTGCGTATGCCTTTTATCCCAAGCTACCACAGCCTAATTAAAACATGGAAGGATCGTCCATTCCACGTAGGCCACGAAAGCTGGTTGCGTTATTTGGGTGTTGACCGTAAAGTTGTTAACGGTTAGATTGCGGAACATTAACTGACATCAAGCTGTTAGTATGGCCGGCGGTTTCATCACCGACCGGCTTTTCGCCCGTGAGGTGTGGCTTTGCAAACCATAAACGGAACCATTCTGGGCTTCCGGGCTTAATGTTTTGATCTTTTTCTATTTGCTTTTTGTCATTAGCAACCGCTACAGGGCTGCGTAAGCCACTGGGGTTATTGAAAGTTGCTGTGGCTGCTTTGTCACGGCCTTCGGCAATTCCCGCTAATTCTTGCATACGTGCTAAATCATGCATACCAACTGCATCAGGATCATGTAATACTGCATCAGGGATTAAAGAATCCTCTGCAGATGGCACATAATCAGCTGATGTAATTCGGTACTGTTTCATTAAACGCCGTATTTGTTTTTCTTGGGTTTAGCAGTTGGACTAACTTTGTGTACGTTGTCCATCTCTTTACTACGGTCGTTACTCCAAGTTTGCTTACTTCCATCGCCAACCTGCTGCGAAGCATAGTTGATAATGTCCATTTCTTCCTTGGTGTAAGGAGCTAATAAAGGATCACCACCGATCCAGTTGTCAGCTTTAGTAGGAAACTCTGGAGCTCCTGCTAAAGCGATACCAAAGCGCCAGCCCTTATATGCAGAGCCGGTACTCATGTTTTGGTCCGGAAAGGTAACTGCATTTTTAATTGCACCTTTCTGGTCCTTGGTCATCGGCAACATGCCGCTTTCCGTGATGATCTCGTTTATTTTCATTTACGTAACTTTAGAGATTGGTAATCACGCATTAGTCGACGGCCCATGTCATCCATTGGGTCCATGCTTTCTAATGTTTGCAATGTAGGAGTTGCCATTGGGTTATCACCGGCTTTTGGCATACCTGCAAATTGCTTCTTCTCGCGATTCATATCAGCGCCTTGATGTGTAATTACATCTTGACCTTGATAGCACTCTTCTGGAGTGTTAGCATACTGTTCGTCTGCTTCTTCCATTTCGATTTCAATTTCTTCTGGCTCTGCTGTTGCTAAACGAGCGTGGGCATCACTGTCACCCATACCTGCCATCTTTAGCATAGACATTAATTGGTCTGCTGCTTCGCCGTCTGCTGTGATAGTAACGTTCTTGTTGCCATCGGTGCTAGCGTTTGTGCTGATATTAACACGACCTTGTTGTTGTTCCATGCCTGCGGCATCTTGGCCAATAGACATTTCGCAGTTCTCAGTTAAGCCAGCTAAACGTGCTAACTCATTTAACTCAGCGTCTTCAAAAGTGCTCTTGTTACGCAAATCAGCTAGCAATTCGTCATCGCTGCCGTGACCGATTGCTTTGTTAATGCCGCCAGCAACAGATCCAACTGCATCCTTGGCACGATCTAACATAGATGGCTTAGTGCCTTGTACACGACTTGGCTCAAATGGTGCAGTAGGTTTAGCTAGTGCCATTGCATCTTGTGGTGCAAAGCTAGGACCTTTTGGTACTGCTTCACCCATTAAACGCTTGCCGTGGTTATGAATCTTTAGGAACGCTTCTAGCTTGTCGCTGCAATGTCCTGTTTTCTTAAAGGAATCAATGTCGGCTTGGATTTCGCTTAACATTTCTGCAATACCAGTATCAGTTTCCTTCATCATTTCAGCGAAGTTAATGCCTTCGGCGATTTTACGCTTGCGGCTTTCTTCTACTTTACCAGCATTGTGAGCTTTCCATGCTGTAGCATATGCAATGCCTTTTTCTTTGTCAGTTAGTTTGCCATCTTTGGAATAGCCGGCTTTAATGGACTTAACCAATTTTTCAGCTTTCTTACCAGGAGGGGCAACTTCATTCTTAACGTTGTCGTACTTGTTAGTTGGCTTGTCTAAACGTTTAACGTGCCCAGGCTTGTTAACTGGATTGTAAACAGACTTAGCTTTCTTTTCAGTGCCCTTGATTGTTGGGTTCTCTTCACGCTCTTCGTCAATTTCGACGCCCTTAGTACCACGATTTTTGTATGTGATACCCATTGATGCGTCTAAATTTTTAACCTGTGTCTTGTTAACACTATCTAAGTCTCTAGCATACTTGCCGGGATTACGAACATTAAATGGTTCGTCACCTGCACCATATTTGTCTGCAGATTTATGAGTTAATCCCGATGCTGTTTTTTCAACTTCGCCTTCATCTAGGCCAGCTGCTTTACGACGTGAGCCAATGACTTCGTCTTTTTCAGTTTCAACTTTACCGTCTTTATCGTAGTCTTTGTCAGCCTTCTTAGACTTTTCAAATCGTTCACGCAATTTTTGCTCAACGCCTTTTACGCCTTCAAGGATAGATCCTTTGGCTTCAACACTTTCATAAATTGATTGTGCTTCTGCTTTAACTTGTTGTTCTTGTGTAGGTTCTAATTTTTTAAAAATGTTTAGAACGTTGTACATTCCGTTACTGTTGCTCATCGTACTGATCCTTTTGGTGGTGTCGGTAATTTAACTTGTTTACTGCCAACAGGACTATCGGTACCTGCAGGTGATGCGTCCATTGTTTTGCCGTCTGCTTCGCTCTTGGCTGCAAACTCATATGAACGTGAAGATAGCTCTTTTAGCATACTGTCACGGCGTGCTTGTCCGACTAGCTCTTGACCGCCAGCATCTGCTTTTAGTTCAGGTTGATCTAGTAATGCACCTTCGTGGTCTTTGCCATGAGCTTCGAACTCTTCATTAAAGTCACGTTGGTTTTTAGGCCAGACACAAACGCACTCAGGGTTAATGCCAGCACGTTCTTTAATAAGTTGACGTAATTGTTCTGGAGTAGTTGGGTACTTAATTGTTACCTCAAAAATCCAGCACTCAACTGCACCCATTTTAGGAAACTCTCTGTGTTCCTGAATAGGCATGCTCTTAGGGCTGGATACGCTCTCCAAGTCGTGAGCGTTTAAAGCGTTTTTAATACGCTCCATAACGTCACCTTGTGGGTTAGTGCCTGCAATCTTAACAGTGTAGTCATATGACTTGTTAAGCTCAAACACATATTGTTGGTATGGTTTCATCGCGAATTCCTCTATTGTATATTTATTGTTTCTTAGACTTTTCCAGGATAGACGCTAGTAAAGCATTACGATCTAGTAACATTCCCTTGCCATCTTCTGGTTCTTCTTCAACTTTACCAGAATCCTTTTGAACTTGATGGTCAAATTTGGCTTTTTGTAACTGTAACTGTATTTGCTTCAGCTTCTTGTCCATTTTAGCTGTTTTAGCTGTGATGCTGTGGCCTAGTAACTGGCTTGCAGTTTGAAAAATAACACCACCAAAGCGTGGGTCTACATTCATACCTAAGTCTAATAGGTCTTCTGCTTTGTCCTTTGCTAGCTTTGCTAACTCGTCAAGGTCTGCATCAATGGAATCTAAGTCTGTGATTCCCGGCAGTGCGGCATCAATTTTATCAATAGCTTCATCTACTTGTGTAATAATGTCGCGGTTTTCTTCAATTACTTGTTTAACTTCGTCGCTAGTCGCGCCATCGCCAACTTCTGGTAAATTGAATAGGGATTCTAATTTTTTAGTCATACGGTATTTATTTGCCGCCTTGATGGAAGATTTCGTTTTCAGTGACTACTCTAAAAGCGAGTCCTTGATTCTTACACCATGCTCTTGCAGCTTCCCACTTAGCCATATTTACAATGGCTGCGGCTTGAGCTTTTGTACTACGTCCAGCAGCTTCAAGCGTTGTTTCTTTAGTGGGCTTTACTTCGATTACTTCTGCATGCTTTTGTCCTGTCTTATCTGTATAGATAATCAAAAAGTCTGGCACATAGATTGTGTTTCTGTTAGTCAACGGATTACGATAGTTGATATGTATAGCTTCGCTGGCCCATTGTAGGATCGCAGGATTATTATCACAAAACTGCATGAAGACAAATTCCCAACCGGATCTGTATGTAGGTGTTTTGTTGCCCACATACTTTTCTGGGTTCTTCATCTGGAACTTGCCGTTTGCATACTTACTCATGGTAGAATTGAACGATTAACGTATTTGTTAGTGATTGGCTGATTGGTGATGCCCAAGTAACTTGTGCCTTTGCGTTGCATATTCAGGAACATGACTAGGTACGCATTAAGCTCGCCTTTTGGTAACTTGGTAAACTCTTGCAACGTTTGCATAGGGTTAACACCTTGGCTTTTGCTGGTGTAGATAACTGCACTAGCCAATGCCTTTGCAGCTTCTGTGTTAAAGGATACTTCTTCGAAGTACGATAAGATTGCTGCATCAACGTTTGAGCTTACCAGAAACGTTGGATCAAAATAGTTGTTGAAATATCTATTAGGGTCAACGTTATCGTTAACTGATTGATCCACTGCCCCTAAGTTAGTTACTGTTCCGTTTGCCATTAAAAGTCCCAATTCTCAGAATCATTTTGATTTGTTGCACTATCGGTATTGTCTTCGCCCATCGATAGAATATTTTCTTGTGCTCTAGTTTCAGCATCGTTTGCAATCTGTGCAGCAATATCTGCAGGTGTTTCTATCGGTTTATTAAGTTGATCTGCTGTAAATACAGGGACGTTGCTAGATGCCAGTGCTGGGTTAGTTGGCATATCTGCATCTGCATAGTCGTATGCGGCTTGTTTGTCATTTAGTGCAACGTTAGATGCGCCAGGAACTGCGTCTGGGTTATCTAAGTAGCTGTCCATATATGTGTTAGCCGCACTGTTTGGCATGTTGCTTAACTGTGTTTCTGCTGCTGTTTTGCTGGATAATGTTGACACTGATTCCACTGCGCCGGTTGTTGGATTAACTTTCAACAATTTATTTAAAGCGCCAGCACCAGCAACAAGACCCCCGACTGTTGCCAATGCTCCTAGCCCACCACCTTTGCCAAGTAATACACTTGCACCTAGGCCGCCTAGTACTGTTCCAGCAACACCTAATCCAATAGATGAGCCAACTTTTTCTCCGTTGCTGGTTGCTCCGCCAGCTGCGTTACCACCTGCACCATTGCCAGCTTTGCTGTTTTTGTTATACTGATAGATTGGGCTACCGTCTGCTAAGTTACCACCGTTAGGTACAAACAATCTGTTTAAAGGATTGTTGCCACGTAACATGTCTGTTCCCATTTGAGTGAGTTCTGCTTTAGCCACCGCGGCTAGATTTGTATTCTTAAGGTTTTGGTATCCCCGGAATGCCTTAAAGAATGCACTTGCACTGCCGCCCTCTTTGCCAAGGTCGCTTACAATGTCGTTAGCAGTGTCTAATAAACCACCCGGGCCAATAATACTCTTTGTACCACCACCTGCAGGAGTTAATGGACTTGGGCTGTTGTCATAATGAATGTCAGCAAAGCCTTGCACTGTGTTTTTGCTTACCCAACCTGCACCGTATAACACAGTCTCAAATGACAACGTCATTTCGTGTTGTAATGCTTCACTAGAACCAGCTGTATGCTGACCGTGTTTAAAGCTGGTAATAATTGGGTTGATTAGGGTGTATTCCGCAAAACGCTTTTGACTCATGCTATAGATGCGTACTGCGTTAATTGGATGTGTATTTGGTGTTTTAGGTGAGTAGCCCCAGTTGTTGTTTTCTCGTGGAGTATACTTTGTATTTTGTCTGTACCCAGGGTTAATAACACCATCGGGTCCTTGGTAACCTAAATCGGTATCACGATAGAAGTGGCTGAAATACTGGAACCATAATCCACGAACAACGTCTGCATGATCGTCGTGGAACTGAATGTTAATTGGATCGTACTTGATTTTTGTTTGTACGATATTTGGTTTATTGTAGCTGTTAAGGGTCTTGGCATCAATTGTAAACTTTGGCAAGTCTACCATTTTAACTAGCATACCAGCTTCTACTTGTTGGTTGCGGCCAAACTTAGCCGAAAACTCAGGTGCCAAATCAAAGAACACATGATACAAAAATCCTTGGCGAGGTGCCAACTTGAAGTTGTCTCCAACAAACAACTTACTAGCGTGTTGGAAATCCTTAATTTGGTCGCCTTTTCCAACTTCTTGTAAAAACTGATTAATGCTCATAGTATCCTCTTATAAACTATTTAGCCATAAAAAAGCCCGGTCGAAACCGGGCTTGAGTTTGTCATCTGGGATTAACCAGTTACCATTGTACCTAATGTACGGCCAACTAGTGTACCAACACCAGTACCAGTTGGGGTTTGCACGGCATTGTCGAAACGCAATGTTAATGCAATCTGTACAGGATCATTGGAACTGTATGCCATGTCGCCGTAGTCAACCTGACTGATCATGCAACCATATAATTCCCATGTCTCTAATACGTTTGGTTCATTGGCGCCGTTGCCGCCGTCCAATACTTCATAACGTAACAAGAACTTATAGTCGATACCAGAAGCTGCTGAACTTTGTTCTGCGAAGTCGAATTGCTTTTGAATCTGCTCGCCAACCATTCTGCTAACGTTGCCTGCGGCATCGTCACGTAAGTTAACTGTAGTTTCTTGCCATTCTGGCTTGCCTTGCAAATAAACTTTACTGTTATAAACATCCAATGTGATTGGGTTAAAGTTTACGCTTGGACGCTTGATATCTACGACTTGTTTTGTTAATTCTACTCGTTTGTCAGCACTTACACCAAAGCCTTCAAATGTCGCACGGAAGCGATATTTTAGTTTTGGCATTAGCAAACCTTGTGCAGATGCACTTTGGTTAGTTGCTAATGGTACTGTTAATCTTGTTAGTGACGATACTGCCATCTTATTCTCCTGTTAAGGTATTTACCTAATTTTTGGTAAGTTAACGGGACCGTTATGGCCCCGTTATATACCTACTTTATGCGCCTAATTTAGCGACTTCGCCTGGGTTGTATAAGCGAATTGGGATGTAGATAAATTCAACATCCTTCATTGGCTCAATAGCAATATCCACATACAACTCATTGCGAGCAATACGCTCTGGTGTGTTGTTGCTTTCGTCGCAAACTACCAAGTAGTCGTATACGCCACGCTTGCTTACCAAGTCGTTAACAGCACCGCTGATGATAGTCTTCAATTGATCACGAGTGATCTTGTCGTTTGGTTCAAACAAGAAGCCGTTACCAACGCTAGCAAGGATAGTACGAATGTAGTTCACTAAACGAGCTACGTTTACACGATCCATTGCACTTGCAAATGGGTTACGAGTCTTTTGGCCCCATACAACTAAACCTACACCTGGCAAGTTAGTGATTGGGTTAATCTTGTTTTCATACAAGCTGTCACGTAGTCCTTGGTTAACACCAATTGGGTTGTACTCGCCAGTTGTAGAGTCGATATAACCAACGCTTGTAGCATTGTCTACCATACCACGGCGTGTACCAGCTGGGGCAAACCATGGATAGCTCAAGTTGTCACTGTGTAAGAATGTACGCAATGCAACGTGGCTTGGTGGTACTACAATAGTGTTACCTTGCACATCGTTAGTTTGTGCAGCACCTGGGTAGTAAACACCTAGGTACGGATCGTTAGTTGTTAAACCAGTTGCATTATCAGTGTTGTTGCTCCAGTTCACCAAGTCAATGGTGTTAGGTGCTAAACGGAATGGTGTGTCACCGATAATGAATGCTGTGTTAGCACGGTCATTGTTCAATGCAACCATGTTGCTGATCAACTCTGGGTAACCAGGAGTTGCAATCAAGTTAAATCCATATTGGTCTTCACGTACTGCTGAGTTTCCGTCAATTGCCGACTTCAATGCACTAACAACCATATGGCGTTGTGCTTGGCGACCTGCATACATGCTACCATTGTCTTTTAGACCACTTGCACTTACCCATGCACTAGGTACGTTTGGCAACGAACCATTTGCAAAGTTGGCTTCAGTGAAGTACTCGTTAACAAAACGCTTAACGTTATAACCGCTACGGCGTGTGTTAAACAACAATGTACCACGTGGGTATAAACGATAGTCTGGAGCATCTAAGTCAATGTTATCGCTTGTTAGCAATTCAACAATAGATGGCATGCTATCGCTGATTGGGTCAACGTTGCCGTCTGTGCCCCAACGTGCATCAGCAA